GAGACAGCAGAATCCAGAACTGTTTAATCCTGCATTGCAAGCACAGTGGTACACTAATAACTTCCAGACTGCCACTAATGCAGGTGGTATGTTAAATGGTCAAACACCTGCTGAACAGAGGAGAGTTGCTATGACTGGTCAGAATGGTGGTGCAGAAGTGTAGTATCAGTTGATAACACCAAAATTTTCTTACAAGTTACTTGAAAGAATCTCTTTGGTGTGTTATCATAAGTTCACAATCAATAATATGGAGGTACTAATTATGAGAAAAAATCGTGGCACTATTGCAGAAGTTGGTCGTGAAGCAATCAAGACCATTATTGATGCTCTTACTTTTAAGGTGTATGCAGAAGAGAAACCAGAAGGTGATGGTGAAGACAATAAGGGTGGTGAAGACAATCCGTCTTCAAAGTCTCTTACCATTAACTACGAGGACTTGATTGCAAAAGCCAGAAAGGAAGAGAAAGAAAAGCAGTACAAGACTATCGAAAAGCTGAAAACGCAGGTGGCAACACTTACGGAACAGCATAACAATGACCTGTTGCGTATTGCTGACCTTGAGAAAAAGGTTACCGATGCAGAAGCTAAACTTACTACAGCAGGTAAGGGTGATTCAGAAGAAGTCATCACTCTCAAGAAAGAGGTCGAGACACTGAAAGGTGAGAAGAAAGACCTTGAAGACAGGGTGAAGACCTTTGAGGGTCAGAAACCTGTAAGTCGTGAAGAAGTTGAAGCAGAGGTAAGAGCAGAACTTGAAGCTGAGTATGAAGTCAAGACCTATAAGGCGACCAAACTTCTGGAACTGAAAGATGACATTTTAGTGCCAGAACTTGTGATTGGTAGTACTAAGGAAGAGATTGACAAGTCCATTGAATCTGCACTTGAAAGGAGTAAAGAGATTAAGAAGTCTCTTGGTATCTCCGAAAAGGGTCAGAAGAAAACCCCTAAGACACCTGCTAATCCGAGTGTTGGTGGTGTGCAAGATAGAGGTGTTGACCTTGAACGTCTTGCCACTTTGGACGTGCGAAGCAAAGAGTATGCTGAACTGCGTAAGCAACTGGGGTTGAGATAAACCACAACTTATTTAAGGAGGTATATTCAGATGAATATGAATAAGTCTATTAAGGACAAGATTGCTTCCCTGTTCGCAATTAAAGCGTTTGCGGCAACATATACACCAGATGTAACTGTTGCTACTCAACAGGGTCAGACTAATGGTGGTACACTGTTTAGTGATGCCATCCGTACTGTATATTCCAGAGAGATTGAGTTTAAGGCTCTTCCTCTTATGCGTTTTAGTCAGTTTGCAACTGAGAAGACTGAACTCGGTACTGAGCCGGGTATGACCATTGCAATGCTCACCTATGATAACCTTGTTATGGGTGGTGCGCTTGAGGAAGCTAAGAATCTTGCTACTCAAGCACTGTCTGGTTCTATGAAGCAGATTACTGTGCAGGAACATGGTAATGCTGTTTCTAACTCCGAACTGCTCATTCAGTCCTCTTTTGATGACATTATGGCTACTACCACTACTCTTCTGGGTCGTGATTATGCTATGGTGCTCGATTGTGAACTGCGTGACACTGCTCTTTCTGGAACTAATATCATTTATGCTAACAAGAAGTCTGCTCGTACAGCTATTGTTGCAGGTGATAAACTTGATGTAGCTACTATCAAGGATGCTATTGAGGTTCTTGCTACTAATAATGCTCCGAAGTATAACAACCTGTACTGGATTTGCTTTGTGCATCCACATCAGAGCCGTGACCTGCGGGATGATTCCGCATGGATTAACGCTTCTAACTATGGTGCGCCAGAGCAGATGTTCAATGGTGAGATTGGTCGTATTGATGACACTCGTTTCATTGAGACCACACTTATGTGTAATGGTAAGGCTTCTGCTACAGACCCGTCCTTTAAGAACGCACTCAAGAGTGGTGTTGATGGAAACAAGACTGATATTTTCCAAGCTGTTATCTTTGGTGACCAGTACTACGGTATTGCTTGGTCTCTTCCTGTTGAACTTCGTGACAATGGTGTTGAAGACTTCGGTCGTAAGCGTTCCCTTGCTTGGTATGCTATCTGGGGTACTGGTCTGCTTCATAACGACTATGGTGTTGTTATTGAAACTGCCTAATCCATTTAGTATTAAGAAAGCGAGGTGCTAACCATGAGCAATAAGCATGAAGCAATTAAAAAGGCTGTCTTTTCTGCACATGAGAAGCCAGAGGAACTTGCTAATATTCTTGAAAGCATTGTGAGTGATGTGGTTACTTCTGTTGCCATCAGTGGTGCTGACAGTATCAAAATTCCAAGTGGTGATACTGCCAACACTGCCACCTATACTGCTAAAGCACTTAGTCAGTTTGGTGATGAGATGACTGGTCAGACTATCACTATTGCTCTTAAAGCATCTGTGACAGGTGTTTCCATTTCTAATGGAGTTGTATCTGTTGCCAAGACTGCAACTGCTGAGAGTTTTATCCTCGTTGCTACTTGTGGCACTGTGACCGCTGAAAAGACTGTGGCTCTGACCGCAGAAGAGTAAAACAGCAGGACAGGATAGTCATAAGATTATCCTGTCCTGTTTTTAGAATAAGGAGGTAATTATCATGGCTGTCAAGAAAGCAAAGACTGTTGAGCAGGTTGAAGAGACTGTTGATGTTGCAGTTGAAGAGACCAAAGAGGAAGTAACCAAAGCTGTTGATGACGTGCAGGTTGATATTCCAGAAGAGAAAGACGATGGAATCACTGTTGATGCAGAAGCATTTAAGGTGAATGAAGTCAATATTCCAGAAGAGAAAGAGAAGAAAGTCAGAATTAGGCTGAGAGTTGACCATCATTGTTCTATTGCAATGGAGAGGTATGACTTTAAGGCAGGTAAGACCTATGATGTTCCTGCTAATGTAAAGATAGTTCTTGACAGAGCAGGTCTTCTCGCCCCACTTTAATAAATAAGGAGGTAGAGTGAAATGTTGTTGACTGTTGATGATATGGTAGCACTGGTTAGAAGCAGTGTGAATGTACAAGTGCCATCAGAAGATGGTAGTTTGATTTATGACCAGTCCTACCTTGAAATGACGGACGATGACATTAAACTCTTTATCAAATTAGGTGTCACTCGTGCCTATCCAGAAGTGGAAGACTTGAGTGAACTTCCAGATGGTTCAGAATTTGCACTTGTACTCCTTGCTAAAATTGAACTGTATTTGAAACTTGCGGTGGTAGTTGCGCCCAAAGTAGATTTAGGTGCTGATAATAATAACTACATTAAACAAGACCAGAGATTTAGTCACTATATGAAACTGGTTAATTCCGCAAAAGAACAGTATGATGACTGGCTTGAAAATGAATCCACAGGTGCAAATACAGTAAGCAGTTACGATGTTTTGTTGAGTAACAGGCATTATACTCTTAGAAACTATGAGAAACAGGTAACACCAAAAGTGAAGATTGTCATTGATGAAGTTGGAACAGACTATGTGAAACTTCATTGGAAGATGAGCAACAGTAGCCACTTTAGTAGATATAAAGTGTATGTTGGTGATATGCCTGTTTTTGATAAGTTTTCTGATGGTGCAAGTTATAGAGACAAGATTACGCAGGATGCACAGCTTGTGAAGAGTACTGGTAATATTCGTGACACCTATCACGAAGTGACAGGTCTTGAACCATATACCACCTATTACATTGCAGTAATCTCAGTGGAACGAAATCAAGTCTTTGGAGTTGCAGAAACTTCTTTCACCACCCTTGAAGAAGAATCGGATGAAGAAGACGTGTCTGTCACTTCCTTAAATGGAGGTGATTAAAGATGCCTTATCTTGATATACAAAGAGATTTTGTTGATGGAGTACATGAGATATTCACGACACTTTTTAACAATACTGAACTTCAAGATGGTGTTTTTTATTATCAACTGAGTGAAGATAGAGATACTAATGTTTATGGTGAGAAGAAGTATAAGACCTATAAAGCACCAAAGCTGTTGGTCTGTAAAGCTATCATCAATCCAGTGTACGGAGAACAGACAGTTAAAGAGATAACTGACCAAGCAGAATTTGTGGTAGATGTGAAGTCACTACAGAATGTTGGTCTGTCTGATACACCAGAAGCCATAGCAGAAATGCGAAAAGGAATTATGAAATTTCATGATGTGTTTTATGTCATAGATAACATAGTTCCAAAGGCTTATGTTGAAGATAAGTTTCTTATGTATCGTTTTATCTGTACAGAGGATAAAGAACAAGAGCCTTTATCAATCGAAGTGGTAGAAGATGCTATTGATGAAGAACAGTCACTTCAAGGTGAAGACCCAGAAGAGTGAGGTGAAGTGACGTGAGCAATGCGAACCTTGAATTAAAACTCACAGGTGACTGGAATAGAGCAGGTCTTTATATGCAGAATTTAGCTGTAAAGTTAAAACCTGCCTTTGAAGCACAGATGTGGTCTGATGGTCAGTTTGTTCTTGAAAAAATGAGAGGACATATTGATAGTCAAGACCTTGGTTGGACACCTCTGTCGCCACACACCATTGAACTCAAAGGTGGTGATTCCACCATTCTTGTTGAGACTGGTGCGCTTAGAAATGGTCTTACTGTAAGACGAATCAAATCCTCAGTAAGTGGTAGTACGTTCTTTATTGGTGCTTCACCTTGGAAACACCATGAAGGTGGAATGTCAATGTCACAACTGATGATATGGATAGAAGGTGGTACAAATAAGATGCCACCAAGACCATTGATTAAGCCGACAATAGAAGAGGTTGAAGATATATTGAAAAATCATTGGGTAGACCTAATGAAAGAACTTGTAAAGGGGTGATGAAGCAGTGTCAGCTAATGTGTGGTTTGAAGAAGTAAATATCGGACTAATAAATGAACTCCGCAAGTATGTTTATGCTAAAGACAGAAGCGGTGTTTTAGTGCCATTACCAGACAATGCTTTCACTGTGAGAGAACCAGAGGAAGAGTTTAAGTCTGAGACATTTCCATGTGTAAGTATTTATCCTTTGGACTACAGACATAACCCTTTACGTTACAATCCTAATCCTGTCGCTGTGGGATATGATAAAGAGAGTAAGGTCGTCAATCTTGAAGACCACGCTGTCTCATACGACTTAGGTTATCAGATAGATTTTTGGGCGAAATTTCAGACAGATATGGATGACATGATGAAGACATGGCTTCTGAAACACTTCCGTCAATTCAACCTTAGTGTTGTGGATGATGGTGGGACAGAAAGAAGCTGTAATGTGCTTGCAGAAGGAAGTTTCTATCGTTCTGATTTAGTCCAAGATAAAGAAAGACTGTTTCATGCTTTTGGAAAATATCGTATCTGGGTAGAAATTGATGATGAGACAGTGTATAATAAGCCTATGGTTGATGAAGTTATGATTGGTGCTCATGTAGCTGATGGGTCATAATTTCATATATAGTAAGAAAAGGAGGTATGTTATGTACCGAGTACTAAATCTTTCTGGTGGTCAGCTTGTTTGTACTCTTGCAAGTGGTGAAACACTTAGAGTTGATGATAAGAAGACCAAGGAAGTTAAAGACACAGACATGACCGAATATCTTGAACACCTTGAGAGTATTGGTTATGTGAAGTGTACAAAGATTGTGGGGGAAGATGCTGAACCTGTTGTAACAACCTCTGCAACAAAGAAAGGTCTTAAAAAGACCAATGTAAATAATGAAAAGGAGGACTAAGAAATGCCAAGTTATAATGCTCCGGGTGTTTACATCCAAGATGTTGTAAGTGGTTCACAGACTATTGAGCAGTTGTCTTCTTCTGTCGGTATGCTGATTGGTGTTGCCAAGAGTGGTCTTGTCAATGTCGCTCAGAAGATTGGTTCTTGGACAGAGTATATTGAGAAGTATGCTAATGGTCTTGAAACCCCATTTGATGCAAATAGTTATCTTCCTTATGCAGTGTATGGTTTCTTCCAGAATGGTGGTAAAGAACTGTATATTGGTAACGTGAAGAGTGGTGCTCAGAAAGCTACTGGTACTGCCGCTACAAGTAAGATTGTTGTTACTGCTCTTTATGAGGGTGTTTGGGGTAATTCCCTTAAAGTTACCTTTGTAAAGAACTCTGCATGGTCTAATACTAATAAGGTGTATGATGTTACTGTTGAACTCGGTACTTCTGCAAGTGCTTCTATTTCCGAAGTACTGTATTCCGAGGTAGTAGATGCACTGAATAATAACGAGACCATTAAGAAGTGGGCAACTTTCGCTTATGGTAATGGTGAAGACCTTGCCGAAGAAGTAATTACTTTGAGTGGTGGTTCTGATGGTAGTGCTTTAACTGATGCACAGTATATTGCCGCTCTTAATATGGCAGACTTCATTGATGACCTCACCATGATTGGTATTCCGGGTCAGACTTCTAATGCTGTGAATGACGCTATTATGTCCTACTGTGACAATAATGGTCTGTTCCCGATTCTTGACCTGCCTGTTGGAACTGATGTTGATGCGGCTAAAACTTATCGTAAGTCCATCAGTGCCTTTACTGGTGCTCTTTGCTATCCATGGGGCAAGATGTATGACCCTCTGACTGACGGTCTCAAGAATGTTCCTACCTGTGGTCATGTGATGGGTGTTTATGCTCGTACTATTGAAGACAGGGGAGTGTTCAAAGCACCTGCTGGTGTTGAAGCTGTTGTTCGTGGGTTTGTTGAGATGGTTACTAACCTTACTGCAACTAACCTTTCCACCCTCAATCCGATTGGTGTTGTCTGCATTGTGTCTCGTCCAAATGCAGGTATCGTTATCTGGGGTGCTCGTTCTCTGAATGGTGCTGACACTACGATGCGCTATGTGTCTGATGGTCTTCTTAATCTTAATATTAAGAAGTCTCTGTACAATGGAACACAGTTTGCAGTGTTTGAGCCTAATGATGAGAACCTGTGGAGCAGAGTTAAGACTTCCTGCATTGCTTTCCTTGAGAACCTGCGTCAGCAAGGTGCGCTGAAAGGTGATGCTGATGAAGCATACTATGTAACTGTGGATGAATCCAATAATACTGATGACAGTATTAACGCAGGTCAGCTTAATATCGAAATCGGTTATGCTCCTGTTAAACCTGCTGAGTTTGTCATCATTAAACTGGCTCACTCTATTAGCAGTGTATCTGAGTAAGAGAAGGAGGTATAAACGATGAACAAATTCTTTGAGATTTTGAAGAATGTGGCTGTCACCAAGGCTTACGCTGTAAGAACCTTTTCCAGTGACCCACTGCAAGCCTTTAAGTTCCGTGTGAACATTAGTGGCATTCCGTCTTCCATCGGATTTAAGTCTGTTGGTGGTCTTTCTCGTGAGGTCGAGGTTGTTGAGTATCTTGAGAATATGTATGACTACACTCATAAACTTCCGGGTCGTGAGACTGTCGGTGAGATTACTTTTGAGCGTGGTATGTATGCAGACAGAACTCTTGAGAATGCTTACAAGACACTGTTTAAGAAGTCCACGGCAAAAAGACGTGATGTTACTATCAATGTTTGTGACAGATGGGGAACTATCCGTAGAACATTCAGACTTGCTGAGTGTTGGTTCAGTGCCTTTGAGGTTGCAGACCTTGATGCGGAATCCAGTGATGTTCTTATCGAAACACTGACCATGCAGTTTGAGAACTTCCTGTAATTCATGGTCTCTAACTAAATAACTCCC